TACAAGGCCATGCAGAAAAAGATGTACCGCAACGTTTCGGTTGAAATGGACGTTGATGTACAATACAAGAATGAGCAATACCCCTACGTCCTAACTGGCGTGGCGTTGCTTGGTGCTGACATTCCTGCGGTCAACACCTTGAAAGACCTGACACACTACATGGGCCGAGACGCTGCATTCAGCGTTGGTCGCCGAGCAGTGTTTTCAGCTATCGCAGGCATTACAAAGGAGAACAACATGGAATTAGCCGAACTGACCAAAAAGGTCGCCGAGTTGACTGCATCCATCGCGACCTTCACGACCGACAATGCCACGCTGAAAGCGGAAAATGCTGTGCTGGCCGGAAAGGTTGCGAAGTTTGAGGCGGATGCAAGCACGGCAACTGAGACCGCGAACAAGCTGCGCATTGAAGCAAAGCGCAAGCAAGTCGCGGATATTTTTGAAGAAGGCGTAAAGTCGGAAGGAATCACACCGGCCCAGCGTGAAAACTTCAGCAAGGTATTGCGCATCAGCGATGATGCAGCCCTGGACGCGCTGGACATTGAGCAAGTCAAGGCTCTTGTACCAGCAGGCAAGAAAACATTTGGCCGGACAGCGAAAGAAGGCGGGCAACAATCCACCGATCTGCGCCCCGATCAGCAAGTTGCAAAGGAAATCGCCGAACTGCAAGCCGCAAATAGCTCCTTGAGCTTTTCCGCCGCGCAGAAGGTGGTATTTGATCGTAACCCAGAGCTTGCGCAATCTTACGCGCACGCGAATGACAAGGAGTAAAACATGAGCACATCAGGAGATAAAGAAATTATCGCCATTGCTGCCGGTGCCGATCTGTCCGCGTTTCAGTACAAGATCGTTGCCGTTGATGGCACCTTGGCCGCAACGAACGCGGTCGCGTTGGGCGTGTTGCTGAACAAGCCGAAATCTGGTGAATCAGCATCGGTCGCATATTCCGGCCATATGAAAGCGTATGTGGGCGGCGGTTCTGTCGCGGCGGGCGCGCAGCTGGCAGTTACTACCAGCGGCTACCTCATCACCAATGCCACATCGACCAGCGGTATCGTCGGTAAAGCAATCACTGCCGCCGCGTCTGGCGCTCTTTGCGAATTCGTGGGCAACTTCGCCACGCTGCGCAATAGCTACAGCATCGGCATCATTTAAGGAGGCACTATGGGATCAGCTACTGGGCGTGATTTACACATCGACATTGCCCTGTCGAATATGGCGATGGGCTACCGGCCCGAAGGTTTTATTGCCGATATGATTTTCCCCACTGTTCAGGTGGATAAGCAGTCTAATCTCTACCTCGTATTCTCCCGCGCGGATCGTTTGCGTGTCGAGAAAACCATTCGCGCGCCTGGAACTGAGGCACGTCTGGTAACCGAGGACATCGGGTCGAACACCTACTTCTGCAAGAACTACGCGCTGGCCGGCAACGTTCCGATTGAGGATAAGGTGAACGCTGATCCGGCGCACTTGGCCGCTTTGGTCAATGGCAAATCGACCTATCTGCTGGACAAACTTCTGCTTGACTGGGAAGTGCGTGTCGCAAATATGGTCAATTCGGGCAGCAATGTCGGTTCGTATTCCACGGTGACATCTGCATGGAATGGCGCTGGCGCTCCGCTGAACAACGTGAACGCCGCTATCGACAATGTACACTACAGCAATGGCCGCAAGCCTAACCGCATCGTGATGGGTTCCGAAGCATGGAAGTCCTTCCGCCGCGATTCCACCGTTCGCAACCTGATCTTCGGGACGAACAACGGTGGCGGGTATGTCAATGAGCAGCAAGTCGCCACATTGCTGAATGTTGACAAGGTGTTGGTTGCAGATGCGTTCCAGAACACCGGACAGGAAGGTGTTGCCGAAGCACTGGCTACAATCTGGAAGGACAACGTGTTGGTGTACTACGCGCCTCCATCTCCTTCCATTGAGCAGCCGAGCTTCGGTTATAATTTCCGCTGGGCCGCCGGTGGTTTGCCAAACATGCAGGTGGAACGTCACCCGTATGATAGCCGAACGAAATCGGAGCGTGTTGAAGTGGGCTATTACCAGGATGAGAAGATCACCGGCGCGAGCTATGGGTTCCTCTTGGCCTCGGTGAACAGTTCGCAATAAAGGTTCCTGCTGCCGCAGGGCGGCGCGCCTCCCTCCCTTGGCGCGCCTTTTGCGGGAGGCTCTTACAGCTCCCGCCTTTTTGCAAAGGAGAAGTAAAATGTTGACACCATCAAAGCTCGACCCGAACTACAAGGCCGAAATCGAAAGGCGTAAAAAAGACCCCGCATCATTTGGCATGGGGCCAGTTGTAGAATCAAATCGAAATATGACAGGCACAGGATTGAGTGCCGACAAGCCAAAACCCGAATTGAAAAAATAACCAAGGAGAAATGAATGTACATCGTACTGCACTGCGGCGGACTTCCGTTTAACGGCGACACAATAAAAACAAAGTCGCTTGGCGGATCAGAATCAGCAGCCTACTATATGGCGCGCGCTCTGAAGGATGTTGGGCATCATGTGATTCTGTTTACCAATTCACAGGAGACAGGGACATTTGATGGTGTGAAATATGAATGGGCGGGGACGATCAACGAAAATCACCCGCTCGGCGAACGCTTCTCGTTCTACGCGGAAAATACTCCGCACGACGTTTGCATTATTCAGCGTCACCCGCAGGCGTTCGCGCGCAAGCTGGCGAGCAAACAAAATCTGTTATGGCTGCACGATCTTGCCTTGTATCGTAGCAAGGACGTGATGATCGGACAGATGTGGAATGTGGATAAAGTGCTTTGCGTGAGCGAATACCACAAGAATCAAGTGAACAAGGTTTATGGGATTCCGCTTGATCGCATCGTGGTTGTAAATAATGCTGTTGACCATTCGCTGTATGACTGCGAGCCGGTGACACTTGACCCGCACAAACGCCATTTGATTTACTCCTCCAGGCCAGAGCGCGGGTTGATTGAGTTGGTCAAACCGGGCGGCATCATGGAGCGTTTGCAAGGCGAGGCCATTCATCTGCATGTGTGCGGATATGAAAACACCACGGCGCAAATGAAGGACTTCTATGAGTATTTGTGGGCGCGCTGCAAAGAACTGCCGAACGTGACCAACCACGGCGCGCTGACGAAGCAGGAACTCGCCGCACTCCAGAAAGGATGTACCGCGTGGGTCTACCCAACCACATTCGAGGAAGTGTCGTGCATCACAGCAATGGAGGCGATGTGTGCCGGCCTGCCGGCAATCGTGAGCGCCGTAGCTGCCTTGCCAGAAACATGCAAGGACAGCGGCACGACGTTGATCGAGTTGCGCGAGGGAGTGCCAAACTTTGACACTTTCTGCGCAGCGATCAACGAGGATGATTCAAGCGTTTGGGAAAGCGCGAAAGCGGCGCAGATTGAAGCCGCCAATAAATTCACATGGGCTAATTCTGCCGGGCAGCTCCTCGAATGTGTGCGCAAAACGTTCGCCGACGCAGCAAATCCAACGTCACTTGGCAATCATTTCATCCGCCATTCTGACATCAAGCCGTTTGAATCATTGCATTTGCAACATGGAGAATCGGCTTTCACCACAAATTTACTGGACGAATACCGCGAAGGGTACGCATTTTACCGTGACAACACCTACGCAAAACACTATGCAGATTACTATCAGTACGAAAAAGACCGGGGCGTTAACTACGGCCCCGAAGATGTGTCAGGCACTTCGCGTTTCCAAGCTGTTGCCAATATTGTTTCCGAGCTGCCTGCCGGTGCTTGTGTGCTTGATTATGGTTGTGCCCACGGTCATTACACTGTGGCTCTTGCTACGCGGTTCCCTGCTCTTACATTCATAGGCGCAGACCTTGCGCAAAGCAACGTTGAAATCGCGCGCAAGTGGGCAGCAGATGCGAAGTTGACAAATGTGAAATTCATTCAGGTTGAAGATCCGATGTTCGTAATGCGTGAAATCACTGAAGTTGACTTGGTAATCGCCGCCGAAGTTATTGAGCACGTGGGGAACCCGCAAGATTACGTTGACCTTCTTTCTTCGCTATTAACTAAAGATGGCCGCATGGTCATCACAACGCCATACGGCCCATGGGAAGCGCAAGGTTACCGTCAGCACGGCTACTGGCGTGCGCACCTTCACCATTTCGAGCGGTCGGACATCATTGAGGCATTCGGGCATCACCCAGAATTCAGGATCATGGCTGCGCCATCCGGCCAGTCAATGTTCAGCTCGCCGCTTGGCAGCTACATTTACACATTCGCAAAACCAACAGAGCCGAGCCGCGAAATCAACGTTCTGCGCAAGACCATGCAGACGATGCCTGACCAGACGGTTTCTTGCTGCATGATCGTGAAAAAT